TTTGACTTGCTTGTAATTGATGAAGCACAGGAGTATACGGTTGATCAGGAAACAGCATTAAAGTACGTTGTTGCTGACAGCAAGAACCCGCAAACACTTTACTGCGGGACACCGCCAACAGCGGTCAGCGTAGGCACTGTTTTTAAAGACTTCAGGGCGTCTTGTTTATCAGGCAAGGTAAATAATGCCGGCTGGGCAGAATGGGGCGTGGAAAGCCTGACAGACCCATCAGATAAAGAAGCGTGGTATTTGACTAACCCCAGCTTGGGCACTGTTTTGACAGAGCGCAAAATAGAGGCTGAAATAGGGGATGATAAAATTGACTTTAACATACAGCGTTTAGGGCTGTGGCTAAAGTATAATCAGCAGTCAGCAATATCACAGACTGAATGGGACAGCCTTAAGGTTGACAAAAAGCCTAAATTTACAGGTAAACTGCACGTTGGCATTAAATACGGGCATGACGGCATGAACGTATCAACTGCTGTGGCTGTGCGTACAGCTGACGGGCGTATATTTGTAGAGGTTTTAAATTGTGCGCCTATACGTGACGGCAATGCTTGGATATTGCGCTTATTGAGTAACGCAGACATTGCACAGGTTACGGCAGACGGCGCACCAGCTGAGCTGTTAGCAAGGGAAATTAAGCAGAACAGGATACCCGTTAAATTGATCACGCTGAGCGGTAAAGAATACTTGCTGGCTAATAGTCAATTTGAGCAGGCAATAGAACAAAAGACGGTATGCCATAACGGGCAACCGTCACTTCGTTACGTTGTCAGTAACTGCGAAAAGCGTTTCAGCGGTTCAGCTGGGGGCTTTGCTTACAAGTCACAGAAAATGGAGCTTGATATTTCATTGCTTGACGCTGTAATACTTGCATATCATTCATGCGTGAACTACAAACCGACACACAAACAAAAAGTGTATTACTAAATTACGGGCGTTTTCCCCGTTTTTTATTTACGCAACTGTGCGGCTAAAACAGGAAAGGAAAACAGATATTATGGCATTTGAACCAATCACAACACAGGAGCAGTTAGATAAGTTTATCGGTGAGCGTTTAGCTAGAGAACGTGAAAAGTACGCAGATTATGACGCACTGAAAGCAAAGGCGGCTGATGTTGACAAGATCAGCGCAGACTTTGAACAGCGTATCACCGCATTAAATCAGGCTGTAACAGACAAAGACACCAAAATAAAAGAACTGGAAAGCAAAAACACTGAATACGCCACCGCAGCGGTAAAAATGCGGATTTGCAGTGATTATGGCTTGCCGCTTAGTATGGCTGACCGCTTAAGGGGCGCTAATGAAGATGAGATCAGAAAAGACGCCGAAAGCCTCAGGGGGTACTTTGTTAGACCTGTAGACGTACCAAAAAAAGACGCTGATACCCTGCCAAAGGGCAACGCTGAATTATTGAATATGTTAAAAACCATTAAAGGTTAAAGGAGAAAAAAATGGCAACACTGAGCATGGGAACAAACTTCCCTGAAACTGTAGCAAGAGAAATTTTTAATAAGGTCAGAGGCAAGTCTTCTATTGCAAGACTTTCTGAGCAGGTTCCTGTAGCATTTACAGGTACAGATTACTGGGCTTTTAATTTCGATCATGAAATTAGCGTTGTAGCTGAAAATGATCCGAAAGTGCACGGCGGTGTTACTGCTGCGCCCGTTAAGATCACACCCGTGAAGGTTGAATATGGCGCACGTGTATCACAGGAATTTATGTATGCATCTGATGAAAAACAGCTGGAGATCCTTGATGCATTTAATGAGGCTTTTGCACGCAAGCTGGCTAAAGGTTTTGACCTTATGGCAATGCACGGCGTAAACCCTTATTCAGGTTCTGCCGCAACAGCCGTAATCGGTACAAACCACCTTGATAGCAAGGCTACTGCCATTACAGCCGCAAGTATTGACGCTGGTATTAATACCGCCGTTTCAACGATCACTAACTATGATATTAACGGCGTTATTCTTTCAAAGGCTGGCGCCGCTGAGCTGGCGGCGCTGAAAGTCAACGGCGTACCGCAGTACCCGCAGCTTCAGTGGGGAGCACAGCCTGAACAGATCAACGGTATCCGTTCAGAAGTCAACGTAACAGCTGACGCAACCGCTCCCGTTGCATACGTTGGTGACTTTGACGCACTGAAATGGGGCTATGGCAGAAATATTGAATTTAAAGTAATCGAGTATGGTGACCCTGACAATACAGGCGCTGACCTTGCCGGACACAATGAGGTATACCTGCGTGCTGAAGCGTACATTGGCTGGGCTATCATGGACGGTGCGGCATTTGTAAAGGTTTCTGAATGAACACTTACCGAAATGCTGACGGCGTGATCATTCACACTGACTGCATTATCAAAGGAAACGGATGGGAGATGGTTGAAAAACCATCCCCCGTTTTAGCTGTTAAAGAAGAAAAGCCCACCCGTAAAAAGAGAACAGCAAAAAAGGAAAAATAACTATGAGTATAGCGGACGTTCAAGACGTGATCACATTGTTTAGACCGCTGACAACCGCCGAAACAGAAAGAGCAACCGCATTAATTCCAATCATTGAAGACGCTATCAGGCAAGAGGCACACAACGTAAACAGGGACATTGACACAATGCTAAGTGACGGCACGCTGTTACAGAATGTATTTATTTCTGTGGTTGTGGATGTTGTAGCACGCACCCTGATGACGTCAACAGACAGTGAACCAATGACGCAATACAGCCAATCAGCTTTAGGCTATAGCGTCAGCGGTACATTTTTAAATGCAGGCGGCGGGCTTTTTATCAAGAAATCAGAACTGGACAGGCTGGGGCTTAAACGCCAGCGGTACGGGGTAATTGACTTTTATGCTGAGCATAACAGGAATACCGATTGAGCTTGAGGTATTAACACCCAGCGGCACTGATATGTTTAATAACCAGCTGTATTTATCTGAATGGGTAACGGTTGAAAACGTATTAATAGCGCCTGCCTCAGAAACTGACATAACTGAATCAACCAATTTAACGGGGCGTGAAGCCGTTTATACTTTAGCCATTCCAAAAGGTGACGCACATGAATGGGAAAACAGGAAGGTGCGCTTTTTTGGCGAAACATGGCAAGTCATAGGGATGCCTGTGCAAGGTATTGAGGCAATGATCCCGCTGAAATGGAATAAAAAGGTCAGGGTTATGCGTTATGAGTAAAAAGGATATTTTTATTGTAAATAACGCAGGCGTGCGTGAGATGTTGCACTGGGAAAGCGTGCAAGAGCTTTGCAACGGGTTAGCCGATAAGGTAGCAAGCAACGCCGGCATGGGGTATGTTGTGCGGGGGCGTAATTATCCCCGCAGATATGGCGCCGCCGTTGTGGCACTGGACAAACGGGCTAAACGTGACAACATGAAAAATAACACGCTTTTAAAGGCGCTGGGGGCGGCTAAATGAATATTGTTAGTGAAGTTATAGACTATCTTTTTTCAACGCTGGGCGTCCCCGCATACGCTGAAGAACAGCACTCCCCGCCGGTTCAGTATTTGATTATTGAAAAAACGGGTGGCGGTCAAACTAATTTGATCAATCAAACAACTATAGCTATTCAAAGCTATAGCAACAGTTTATACAATGCCAGCGCCTTAAACGAAGACGTGAAAGCGGCAATGGCTGACATGATAGCACTTGACGGTATCAGCGCCGTTAAACTCAATTCTGATTATAACTGGACAGATGAGGAAACAAGGCGGTACAGGTATCAGGCAGTGTTTGACATTACACACAGATAAAGGAAGGTTTTAAAAAATGGCTAATAGCGCATTAGTTACAACAGGTAAACCTAAAATTGGCGGTGCTGTATACAGGGCACCGCTGGGCACAACGCTGCCTACAGATACAACCACAGCGCTTGATAATGCATTTATTGACGTTGGTTATATTTCAGAGGACGGCGTTACGGCTAATATCTCACGTGAAAGTGAAGATATTAAAGACTGGGGCGGCACTGTGCTTACAACTACTCAGACAAGCAAAACAGACACCATCAATTTTACAATGGTTGAGGCGCTGAACGTTGAGGCGCTCAAGGTTGTGCACGGTGATGCAAACGTTACGGGCACACTTGCCACAGGTATTACTGTTACGGAAAACGCAACAGAGCTGGACGCACATGCATGGGTCATTGATATGGTCAACCTTGACGGTACAGCGCACAGATCTGTATACCCGTCTGCAAAGGTTTCTGAAATTGAGGAGATCGTTTACAACGCTACTGACCCCGTTGGTTATGGCGTTACACTTACCGCAATGCCTGACGCAAGCGGTAACACACACTACGAATATTTCAAATAAGCAAAACAAAATGAATGGGGGCAGTTATGTTTGAAGGCAAAACATCAAGCGGGTTTGAGTATCAGATCCCTGAAGAAAACGTTAATGATATGGAGTTTATTGACGCCGTAAACGATATGGACGCAGGCATGTATACAGCTGTTAGCAAGGTTGCAAGCCTTTTGCTGGGTGAGCAGAAAAAAGCGCTGTATGATCATGTCAGGACGCCAGCAGGTAAGGTGCCGATTGACAAAGTTATTAATGAACTGCGGGATATTCTGAGCGGTGAAGGCTTAAAAAAATAACTGCCCTTGCTGGTTTTTTGCGCATTGACCGTGATGCGCTTTTTTGTGATTTTGCGGAGTATTACCACCTGTATAGTTTAGACATGCCAATCAGCATAATGGCTGTACTTGCGTGGGGCTTGCCTGACAGATCACGCATAAAAATGAAAGTGGCGGGCATTGAGCACCCGCCTGAAATGCTTATATTAGGCGGCATATTTGACCGCCTTAATTTATTGGTGTGGTTCAACACTAAAGACGGGCAAAAAGGCGTAAACCGCCCTAAACCGCTATTTGGTGAAAAGAAAAACACCGGCAGCAAGGTTATGGGCTTTGACACGGTTGAGGACTTTTTGAATTACAGAAAGCAAATATTTGAGAGGTAACACATGGCAGGGCATACAAATATAGGGCAGGCATATGTGCAGATCATGCCCTCAGCTGAGGGCATAAAGGGATCTGTCAGTAAAGTATTAGACCCTGAGGCAAAAAGCGCCGGCAATAGTGCGGGGGCTTCTATCGTTTCAGGGCTGACAAAAGTGTTTGCCAGTGCCGCCATAGGGCAGGCGTTGGCAACCTCATTAAACATGGGCGGCGCCCTTGAACAGAGTTTGGGCGGTGTTGAAACGCTGTATGGTGATCTTGCTAATGATGTTATAGCAAACGCCGGAAAGGCTTTTCAGACCGCTGGACTATCAGCAAATGAATACATGGAAACCGCCACAACGTTTGCGGCGGCGTTGAACAGTTCGCTGAAAAACACTGAGGGCAGTATAGAGCGGTCAGCGCAGATTACTGACATGGCTATACAGGATATGGCTGACAACTCAAATAAAATGGGTACCTCAATGGACAGCATACAGGCGGCATACGCTGGATTTGCTAAACAGCAGTATACGCTCTTGGATAACCTCAAATTGGGATATGGGGGCACAAAAACGGAAATGCTACGTCTGTTAGCTGATGCACAGAAAATAACAGGCGTTAAATATGATCTGAACAATTTAGCAGACGTGTATGAGGCTATACACGTTATACAGAATGAGCTGGGCGTTACAGGTGCAACAGCAAAAGAGGCAAGCACAACGCTGGAAGGCTCTTTAAACGCAATGAAAGCAAGCGCCAAAAACCTTATAGCTGATTTAGCTTTAGGGCGTGATGTTGGCACAGATATGCAGAACCTGATACAGACTGCGGTTACAGCAATAGGCGGCAATGTTTTGCCGATGCTGGGCAATATTGCGGCGTCAATCCCGCCGGCGCTTATGGCGGGTATAAGCACTGCTGCGCCGATGCTTTCAGAGGGGCTTAAAACGGGCTTAGACGGGCTTTTAGCTTTCATTGGTACACAGTTACCTGCTTTGCTATCAAAGGGAGCT